AGCTTGTTCAGCGTCTTCCAGCGGGCTGTCTGGGCGTTCTGGTATGCACTGCACTCATCGACGATAATGAGATCGAAGCCGCCAGCAGCCAGATCGTCGAACGAGACCTTCACGCCATCGTAATTGATGATGACGAACTCGGCGTCGCTGTTGATGATCTTCTTGCGCTTAGCCGCCGCGCCGTAGGCTACGTCGACCCGCCGGTGCATGGCAAAGGTGAACAGATCGTTGCGCCATGCGGCGTCCATGATCGACACCGGACAGATGACCAGAACACGTTTTATCAGCCCCTGCTTCATCAGGAAGTCGGCGGCCCAGATCGCGCTCGCTGTCTTGCCGACGCCCGGATCACTAAAGCAAAACGCCTTCTTGTGCAGGGTGAAGAACGCGGCTGTCTCGCGCTGGTGAGACATCGGCTTGAACTTGCCCGGCCAGTCATAGCGGCGCTCGATCGGCGAGGGCGCATCGAAGTTGAGAGAGCGCAGTGTCTGCGCCTGCTCTACGCCCCACTTGATGGCGACAGTGTTTGCGTCGACCTGTTTGCTGTCGGCGATGGCTTCCAATACGCGCGACGGGTTCTTGAGGCGCAGCACAAGCGCCTTATTGTCGATGATCTGCATTGATTCTCCTGTTATGCGCGGGGCATAATTTATTTCTTGGGCGGCTTGCTGATACGTCCCCCACCGGCACGGTTCTTGCTCGGGCTCTGCAGCTTCACGCCGTCTTTGTTTGACCCGCCGCGCGCCAGCGGCTTGTTGTGGGCGAGGTCCTTACCCTTGCGGGCGGCCTTGCCGTTCTTCTTGTCGAAGGCGTAGCGGGCACGGGCCCGCTCGTTGCGGTCCTCGTCTTCGCCCCGTGCCTTCTGGAGCTTATATTCACGGCCATAAGGCCGATCCGCGTTGTTCTTGTATGGCATCAGTAGACTCCGTTATGTGGGCACTCCGTCACAGGACAGTGCCGTTTGCACAGGCCGCTCGGCTTGGGGTTCCACACCTCAGTCTCGAACGCTTTCTCCATGCTACCATAGTTGGACAGCCATTTCTTCCACAGATCGCGCCGCTCGCTGCGTTCGTAGGACGCCTTCACAAAATCGTTGGCGATTACGAACAGCAGCCCGCCCCGCACGGTCTTGACCTCGGGGAAGTGCTGGAACACTGCCAGCGCCATCAGCTCCAGCTGACCCTTTTCGGCGTAGCGGGCCGACTTGCCGGTCTTGTAATCGACCACCGTCGCCACCCCGTCGTCGATGATGAGAAGATCGACGATGCCGCGGAACCACACATCCTTGTCAAAGAACTCACAGGCTTCGAGGTTAGCGTTCAGGCCAAGCTTCTGCTCGCACAGCTTGCGGCCCGGCTTGGCAGCGAGTGCGTCCAGCACCGGCTGCGCAAAGGCAAAGCGCTGGGGAACTGGTGTGGCGTCACGGATGAAGTGTTCGGCAGCCTCGTGAAACTCGGTGCCGTAACGCATGGCCTCAGTCTCCTGATAGGGAAACTGCTTGAGCACGTTGACGTGATAGAACTGCTTGGGGCAGGTCTCAAACGCCTTTATCCGACTGAACGACCACGGTGCGGGGGAGGGAGGTTTTGTCATTTTCAAAGAACCGCCCCGATATTCATAAATGCGTTTGGTGTACCTTCAATGCGCTTTATCTCATATCCCAAATAGGCCGCAGCGCAAATGAACGCCCCGTTGCTGATATAGCAGCACCCTTTCGGTATAAACGGTACGTCTCGGCTGGCACGTTGCAAATCTGAAGATGCGAGATGTTTCAGACCATAGCTGCTATGAGCCCGTGACACTTTCCCGATCATCCTACCTTTGAGGCGTAACCACAGAAGGGCGAGCTCAAACTGCTGTGGGCCAATAGGCCGGTCGGCCCGCGGCGGCCCATCCGTTAGCCCTTCCGAGTCGAGGTTTGGGCACTCGGATAGACCGCGCGCGATTTTAGCTTCAGTGCTTATATTTTCCATGTCACTTCTCATTTATTTCGTAAGAGACATCCATCACCGCGGCGGCGACCAGCGCCAAGGCCACAACTTGATAGGCTTCCATCGAACTACTAAAGCCCTGCTCCTCTGCGAGACGCTCTATCATATGCAAGTATTTAGAGGCGCGCTCTTCCAAAATTTGATCTGCCGGATGTCTTATTTCCATTCCCACTTCCCCTTGTTTCCTTCGACAATCTGTCCGGTGTCGCGCAGCTCTTTCCACGCCTTGCTGTTCTTGCGAGGTATCTTCTCGACGAAGGGTCGCTCCTTCGCGCCGATCGCCATCAACATCTCCTCACACTCCTTTATGTACCAGTCATAATCCACGTCGGCGGGGAAGTGCTCCGGCAAATCCATAAGGGGCTTGGCCCCATCAGATCTTGGCACGGTGTTCCCGTTCGTGGCGTAGTGGATCGCGCCGGTCTCACCCTCAGCATAGTACCAACGGATGGCTTTGCCAAGCGGTAAGTCATCTTTTATAGCCCCACCTGTCACGGTGCGCAATGCGATGAACTTGGATATGTCTCGACAGTCTCGGACCGTATGGTCCACTGGAACGTCTTTTGTCAGGTACGCAATGACCGCCTCACCACAGATCGGCGTCTGCGGGTTCTTGCTCAAAGACACGGGGCCGTACACACCCTTGGCCTTCGCCTTGCCATCCTCCTTCACAGCGATGTAGTTGTTCACGTCGCGCGAATAGAGCGCGCGGTACACGGTCTCCTCGGTCTTCAGGCCGGTGTGCTTCTCCCACTTCTGCACAATCAGGTTCAGCGCGTCACGCTCGCTGTGCGGGCACTTGATGACGATGCCGTCGGTGTTGGCAGACACAACGGGGATACCGTAGCGCTCCAAGGCTTCGATCAGCATCAGGATTGTGAGCTGCCCCGTCAGCGTTGTGCGGATCATGAACTCTGGAGAATACAGCGTGCTGTAACGGTTTGAGGTCTTGCCAAAGGTGCCGTTCAAAACAATCTTCAGCGAGTCGGATTTCACCTTGTCGCCAGCGTGTTTCGCCGCCAGCCGCTCTTCCAAGATTTTGCCATAGACGGTGTTGAAGTGGACCCCGAAGCCGCCCGGCCGCATGTTCATGTTGAGCATCATGCGTGGATAATAGCTCTCCACGTCGCGGTCGATCAGCACATTGTCGTCGTCGCTGAAGTGCGCGGTCTCAGACTCTTGGCTATGCAGCCCGCCGATGCCGATCTTGTAGCGGCTCTGGCCGATCTCGATGACCAGCTTCTCGATATCCTTGGGCATGATGACATGGCCGGTCTTGTCGTTCAGAACCATCTCCGCGGTGCGCACAATCTCCAACACTGCCCGCAACGGCTCGGTTGAGAAACGGATATAGGCCGGGGGATCGTAATAGAAGCTGTCCCGCTCCGCCTCCACTTTTGGCGGTGAGTCACCTGTCAGGCGCATGTATTCTGCCTTGAGAACAGCCTCTGCGATCTGCGCATCAGACTTTGACCGCAGGTCCACCCCGTAGGTCTCGCTCATGGCGCGCCGCAGGCTCACCTGCTGGGACAACGCGTTGAACAGCATCTGTGTTACCTGCACGTCGTTCTTGCAGTATTGCCGCATCAGCTCCAGCTGCTCGGGCTGTATCTCGGCGTCGTGGGGTATCGGCAGCTCTTGAAGGCGCGGGCTGGACAGGCGGCCCCCGTAGATCTTCAGGCCCACCATGCCCGGTGCCACGTCGATGATGTCGATGTGGTTGATCTTGGGCTCCTGCAAGCCCTCATCCCGATAGAAGTGCCACGGGCGCTTGTTCTTCTCGATGATCTGGTTGCTGGCACGCTTGATGGCCTGCGTGTTCGGGTTGACCATCGCCATTGTCAGAAGCGGCACGTCGTAATTGTTGCCGTTGAAGGTGATGATCTCCACCTCCTCGTTCGTCATCAGGTCGTATATCGCCTGCGGATCGAACGCGCTGTCGTCGTCGTTGAAGATCTCGAAACGCTTGGTCTTGCCCTGCTCTGTCATAAACAGAGCAAGGAAGTAGTTTCGATAGACCTCGATATCGAGGAATAGCTGCATCACAACACCCGCGCGTTGCTGGCATAGTCGACCGCGATCAGGTGCAGCGCCTGTGACTTTGCGTCGTCCAGCGCGTTGTGATGTGTGCCTGCGCGCTCCATCTTCACCTCGGGATATAGGCCCTTCACGGTGCGGTAGCACTTGTCCTTCCAGAACTCCCACATCGGCACACCGCAGCGCTTGCCAGACTCGTGCATAATCACGTTGTCGAACGTGGCCCCGTTGCCCCAGACGCCTTTGAGGTTGTCGCCGTAAGAGCAGACGAACTGCATGAAGTGCCGCAGGCCTTCTTCAAGACCAACGGCATCATCTTGCCTGTCGGTCAGCGCGTCCTGCGCGATTTTGTCTTGCCCCAGCCACCACATGACAGTGGATGGGTCGATCACGGCACCGGAGCGCACAGCGCTGTGCAGGGACACCGTGCAATAGAACTCTCGGTCAATCCCTTTGGCGTCGAACGCCACGGCGCCGATGCTGACGATTGGCGCATCTGCGCGGGTGCCCATGGTTTCTAAGTCGATCATGATGTGCATTTTGGTTCTCCTTTGTTATGTCTCAGGCATAATGCCGGCCGCTTATTCAGTCTCTCCCAAGAAACTCATTGTGTCCTTGGCCCACATGCAGAACGATGCACGGTCTTGGCCGTCGCGGGCGTAGACCAGCGCCTTGGCGATAGTGCCGTCCTTAAACAGACGACTCAGCGCGTTGCCCGTGGCCGTGGTGTCCGATCCCGCGTGATGTGAGATCTCTGCCGTAGTGCCGTAGCCCAGTGTGCGCACTGACTTGAGCACGAGCTTGTCAACAGATACGCTTTCGGTATCGGCGTTGATGCTCTGCCCCTGCCGGCTGACGTGCACAGCGACCCACGGCGTAGCCATGTTATTGGGGTGTGTGTTGGGGATGAGCTTGGCGGTGCGGATGTCGCCTTCGGCGGCCCCGCTGGCCTTGGTGACGCTGGCAGGGATAAACACCTGCTCGCCGGTGTCGGTCCGCGCGCCAAAACCAGAGTTGGTATCGAGCACGTGCGAGACGTAAATTTCTGTGTTTTCCATTAAAATATCCTTATTTTTCAGTTGTTGCTTCTGCGTGGATGTCACGCACCATTTCTGTTATGTACTCAGCCACTGATGCGCAGCCGACCTTGTCTGTCTCCACCGCAAGCCAGTCCAGTTGGTCCGGTGTCAGACCAAGCAGGATGTCGCTCATAAATCCCAGCTTGATGCGGCGGTTAGCGAACAGGTATTTCACCTGCTGTCGCGGCGATGCCTTGACCTTGCGCGGCGGGATCATGCCCGCCTTGCGGGCCTCGACGACGCCGCGGACGACTCTGCTGTATCCGAAGCCGGTTGCCAGTTGGATGGCAGCGTGGCTGTGGCCTGCCTTGTGCATTTCCGCGATACGTTGTGTGTCAGGATTCATCATGGCCGTGTCTTTCTGTAAATCCGTGGCCTTCTTCTGCAGCCTTACGGGCTGCGATGGCGTCTTCGATGTTGAGGTAGACGCCAAGGCTTTTCCTTTGCCCCGCTATGCATATGTAAGCCTGCCAACCTCCT